TAACTCTGATACATTTTTGGCTTCTTAGGATTTTTTAGATCCTCGTAGTAATGGCAAGACCTACACATCTCTACAAAATTATCTATATCTTTGAGATATTTACCAGTTATATTTGCCCACTGAGTTTTTGTTTTTTTTCCGCATACTTTACATACTCCATTTTTTTTATATTTTCTTCTAAGCCATGCGTGGACAGCTTGATACCCGTATCCACTATCCATTATATTCCATGGCTTATTTCCCTTCTCGAAAGCAGTGGATGGAGCTCTATAATTAGCACCTTTTTTAACACACTCCCTAGAGCAGAATTTTTTTTTGTTCCAGCTCTTCCAAGATTCTGAATATATTTTATGCATCTCTTTACCGCACACCTGACAATTTTTAGTCGTTGGTGTTTTATTAGTTCCCCTTCTACACTTTAATGAACAAAACTTCTTTTTATTCCAATCTCTATTTCCAATTCCACTCCCATCCATATTAGCTCCACATGTTAGGCAATATCTTTCTTTTAATCTTTTCATAAAAATGACCCCCAATATGTTGTACTGGGGGTCATTATACAATAGTTTTGTTATCCAGTCTACTAATACTGGAGTTCTATCTTAGGCTGTTGCTCCCGACTCGACAGAAACCATGTACGCGTTATTTAGAATCGCTGATGCGAAACTAGTTTTCCACGCCACGTCTGCATACAAATCTAAAGCACTGTTCTTGCTAGGGTTGTGAACAATGGTTTTGATGTTTTGAAGATCAGACACACCGAACGCTTCCTCACCAAAGAATAGTGATTTGTAGACTTCTGCACCGGCTGAACCAGAATTGGTTAGCACTGGAGCGTTGCTGGATCGTAGGAATTTTACTCCATACATTTCACCAGTTTCACCCTGGAAAATACGATCAACACCCTTTTCAGTGTATTGAGAAGCATTTACCCATGCGTCATCACCTTGCAAGTCGTATTCGACATTGGGATGAATAACAGCGACAAATTTTCCACCTGCTTTGCTGTTAGGCTTAGCGTTGGCAGCTCGAAGAGTCTTAACTGCTTTACGAATGTCTGCAACTTGCAGGACATCTGTAGCAATTAAAGCTGTTCTTGCGGCTACACCAGAAGCGTAAATTACGTTCGTGGTTGCGCCTACAACGTCTCTGACAACTGAGTCTACGGTTAAACCTGCTTGGTAACCCAAGAGTTCAACAGCAGAGCTAATCACGTTATCAAAAGCGGTCAAGCTTAAAACGTCTGTAACTTGAGTTAAGTCACCATATTGAGCCAAGACGGCTGACACGGTAACTGCACTGATTCCACGAGCTGTAGGATCAGTTCCCTCAGTTAATGCTGCGGTCTGTGCGGGCATATTGGTATAACGAGTCCAGTAAATAGTTTTACCTTCTCCGTTTGGCAATGTGCCTACGCGACCTAATTGTTTGTATACTAACTCTTTCTCTGCTCTAAGAAGCAATCTCTTGTCATAGTAGATCTGCATCACAGAAGAAAGTCTAGCTGTGGTTGTTAATGCCATACTAGTTTTCCTTTCAAATTATTTTTTAATACTTTTTCCTCATGCTTTTAGGGACATTCAGGATTTCTTCAAGTTCACTCATGGTCATCTTGGAGTAATCCGTATCATCTCCCTGTCTTGCCGTTGAGGCTGATTCAGAAAAAGCACGTTTGTTTTTCTGACTTGTTTCAGTTCGCTTAAGATTAGTCTTAGCCTTAATTGTAGCTCTATCATAAGACGCTAGTTTAACAGCATCTTTAAGAGACATCTTAGGATAATCTTTCATTATTACTAAAGCTTGGTTGAGCTCATTATCGTTTACCTCGGGGAATTGCTTCCTTACCTCGGCAATGCGATTACTAGCTTTATCAACTTCCACCTTTTGCAATAACGGGGATAGCTTTTTGTTTAGTTGACGATCAAGCAATTTATCTAAAAGATCCATTGCATCACGCTGTTCCTTCGGAAGATCCGCGAACGGATCGACCTCAACTGGCTTATTTTGTTCCTGAATCCCTTTTACCATCTCTTTGAGCTCACTGAGCTCTTTTCGAGTTGGATTCATTACGGATTCGAGATTCTCGTAAGCAACAGCTAAATCATCAGCAGAGCCAAAATTCTTTTTCTCCGCTAATCTCTCAAAAGCAGATTTCTCCACTTTCGTTTCTGTAGTTTGTTTTGCTTCTTCGGTCTCGACCCCGACTGCTTTCTCTATCTCAGCGATTTCATCCGCTGGGGTAGGAGCTTGGGCTTTGATTGTTGAATCAATCATAACTTCCTTTCAGACGTGCATAGTGAACTGATTGCAAAGGATCGCCAGACGGAACATCTTTTATTAAGCTATCCTCTGCAACCAATTCACTAACACTTTATTTTTTAATACGCTTTCTTTGAGCTTCTGCACGTCCAATCAAACGTTCGATCGTGCTGCTAAAGAATTCCAGACCTTCGACGAGACCACAGTTAAACCGCAGCTCCTCTATTGTCTTTGAGTTCAGCCCGTCATTGCGAGCCTTCTCTATTTTCTCCAGTGATTTCTTGAGAATCATCTGGTAACCTTCATTGCGTTTAAGCTCATCGGCCTTACGCCCGTTATGAAGATTTCTCTCCTGTAATGTAAGTTTCATAATTTACTTAGTCTCTTTAATTCCTCTATTCAGCTCATTGGCGGACTGTATCACACCTTGGGCGTTCTTGTCGGAATTGCCAGGTAATCCAGCAGCACCACCTGGAACATTGCTTAAGGAACCTAATTGTTCTCCTTGTGGGCCTGCTGCTATATCACCTTGCATATTTAAAAGCTTATCAATGTTCTTCTCGCCTCGGGACTCGAAGACTCGTTTTTTAAGCTCAATCTGATTGACTCCTGGATCTCCAGCAAAGAGCTGGTACATTTCCATCGCCTGTTTTCTCTTAATGGCGTCATTTTCTTCTAATGTTGAGCCAGATTGTACTCTAACATCGAAGTTATCTCTTATTTCTTCTGGTTTAATATCTATCCAATCTATTCCTAGATCGCCAGTTACTCTTACCACCATATCTTCAGTTATATTTTGTTTGTTAAGTGAAATCATAAAGTCACCGATTTGTTTAACGGCTTCCTCTACATTCATCATTTTAAGTCTCAATCTAGAGCTACCAGCTTCTTGCATTAGTGAGATGCCTGTAGCAGTCTCGTTGGCAAGAGCATCACTGGCCACCCCTTTAGTGTAGTCAGTAATTCCTGTAGCTTGTTGAATATCACCTTTAATTAGAGTTTCTTCCTTATATGAAGAATGAGGAACTTCTTGCATCTGGACTGGGACTACTCCATTAACATCATTGGTGTGAATTATCCCACCCACATCTGATACTAATTCGTCTTCGTCTACATCAGCTGCGTTATCTAGAATCCACATCTTGTTCATAATCAAGGAAACGTTATCCATCCTCTGATTACGCATATCATTAAGTTCGTAACTTAGTGTCTCAATCGGCTCCAACTCACCTATTCCACAAAACTCTTTAGGCACGCTCTGGTCTACCACTCTAATGAATGGTTTCTTTCCATGAGCATTTGGGTTCTTCTTTTCTTCTCTGATAACAAATTTCCTGTTAGCCAGGGTAACTACTTTGCCATCTTCCCAATATTCGAATACCTCAATGTTCTTTTCGTTAGCTCCACCAGCTGAGTATCCTTTGGGATCAGAGATGTCACGGGCTCCCTGCCTCTCAGACTTGTCATTCTCATCCATGTACATTTTATCTGACACTGGTTTTAAGAGGTTTATATTTTTGTAGATTCCTTGTTTTTGTTTAGCCATTAAATAATCGTAGCTTCGGTAAACTCTGTGAGCCACCCAAGTACAAGTATCTATACTGTATCCATTTGGATCCCAGAAGAAGTCGTACAGATCTACCAACTCTACAGTTGGTTGATTCTTTGTGACTTTAGTTACCTTAATCTCTTCACTACCTAGTTCTGAGAACTCTGGATCAATTTCTACCTTTTCAATTACTTCTTCCTCAATTCTCTCCCAACCAACCTTCATAATAGAAGTACCATAGATCAAGAACTGACGGATCATATCAGGCATGAGAGCCTCCATATCCATCTGATCCCATTGATAATCAATCAGTAAAGATTGAACATGAGCGTAATCAGTGTCACCTTTTTCTCTTGGTAGTACATCAATTTGTGGTTTGTTGGAAACTAATCTAGGTACAATCGTCTCCACAGTGGAGAATGCGTAAGGTACAAAGATGTTTGATTGCCAGGGGTAGTTCTTCTTCTCTAAATATGATCTATAAAGCTTGTAGTATCGGTCCCATTTCTGTTTTAAAGGATCTCTCCAGTTATAAGCAGTAGAAATCTTTTTCCTGATTTCTGTAGCTATTTTTTCATTAGCAAATGCTTGAGAGGCTTTAGACATAGATTAAACCAATATAAGATTCCGTCTTATAATTGTAATATCACACACAAATCTATGTCGTCAAGTTTATTTGAATCGTGAGGATGTTGAATATGTCAGTTTTTTCTTCCGAGATTGTCGTCTAACACGCTTACTTCCTCTGTATGACATACAAAAATACCTAATCATATCCATCGCATCATCATCTTTCTTAAATGGTACTTCCACAACATGACCATCAGTCTTCCTTTGCAGCCACCGATATTTCTCCATCTCAGTAGCGACCCAGCTCAGTTGTTTATTAAACATCAAGGTGGGCTTACCAGTATCTTTTCGAATCCGCAGTAACTCACTCACCTTTGCTATTCCATGTTTGACACTATCTCTACCTTTAAGGACGGGGTTAAACACAACTCCATACTTTTTTAGTTCCTCAATTGACATTGGCTGGGCACTGTCA